CTTGTTAACGATTCCTACAAAAACATTGCTGAATCAAACCTAAGAAGATTGCTCAATGCTTGATATTAGTGACATTGGTTACTATAGAATTGAAGAGGCTTTTATTTCCAGATACGATAAGTCTGGAGATTCGTTTAATATTGCAAATATGATTGCTTCTATAAGTTTCACTGAGAGCATCTATAGTCCAGTATTGATTGGAAATCTGTTTATAAGTGATACCTCAAACATCGTCGATAACTTTCCTATTCGTGGTGAAGAGATTCTCACATTATCATATAGTGATTTCTTTGAAAATAAAGTTACACAGGACTATATCATTTACGGCGTTGAGAATATGGGTCCAAATACCCAACAAAATAGCATTGGGTACTTATTGAAATTCATTTCTCCCCAAGCAATTATGAGTGCTTCTCGAGTCGTACAAAAGAGTTATGCAGGAACAACAACTGACATTATCAATAAGATCTTTGCTGAATATCTTACGGAACAACAGAGATTTGAGAACGCAAGGTATGAGATTGAGACAGAGGAAGCTGTTGGTGTTCAAACAATTGTGATTCCATCTCTTTCGCCTCTCCGAGCAATTGATTTTCTGAAAAGAAGATCATTCAGTGCCGATAACAAAAGTTCAAACTATTTGTTCTTTCAGAACCGCGATCGTTTTAAAATGGTGACACATGAAAAACTGATTAAGGATTCAAGAAGAGAAAGAAACTTTGATAGTAAGAAGATCTATACTCACGATCCAGGCATGGTGATTGATTCCAAGTCGGCTGATCTGGCATTAAATAATATATTGGAAATTAGTTTTCCGAGGAGACAAGATACAATAAACGAAATCCAATATGGTGGTATGACTTCCGAGACGGTCGAGATTGATGTTTTGAAAAAGCAATATCAACTGTTTCCGTACAATTACAAGGATGAATTTCAAAAATATACTCATCTAGATCAAAATGTCAAGTCGCCTCACACTCAAGCGTTTATTGATAAGTATTTTGCTAATCCAGATAATAAAGTTGTTAGTGATGTAATATTTGTTGATGTTGAAAGACCGAATCAAAAATACAGAGAAATATCAGCGCAGCGTAGGTCATCGTCTTTCTTTTTAAATAGTATTGTAGCTAAGATTGAGATATATGGTAGAAACGATTTATTTGCTGGCGACATTATTCGTATGAACCTTCCACAATATGAAGTTGTAGAAGGTGAAAAGGAATTACATCAGAGTTTATCAGGTTATTGGATGGTCAATGAGATGATCCACAAAATGGAAGGTAAGGAATACAGAATGGAAGTAACGGTGACAAAGGATCTTCCAAAGGCTGGAGGAGTTGACTAATGGCACAAGGTGGTTTTAAAAACTTACTTTGGTTTCTTGGTGTTGTTGAGGATAGATCAGATCCTCGCAGACTTGGACGTATCAAAGTAAGATGTTTCGACATTCATCCAGATAACAAAGATCAGGTTCCAACCGAAGATCTGCCATGGGCTATTCCAGTCCTTGGTGGCTATGATACAAACTATAAACCTCCACTTGAAGGGTCTTGGGTATTTGGTTTCTTCTTGGATGGTGAAGATGCTCAACATCCTATGGTAATGGGTCTTGTTCCAGGCGTCACAACAACATCAGCAAATCCTGATGGCGCATTTAGTGGTTCTGATTATTTTCCAAAAGTCGAAGATCTTTATCAACCAGATATGCCTCGTCTTTCTCGCGGTGAGAATATCGAAGAAACAAACGTAGCTCGCCGTTATATTAACAGAGAATCGAATATTGGTTATGGTTGGGAAGAACCCAATCCTCCATACAATGCAGAATATCCTTATAATAAGGTATATCAGACAGAATCTGGTCATGTTATGGAGTTTGACGACACTCCTGGATCAGAACGAATCAATATTGAGCATTTGACTGGCACGTTTACTGAGATTGCACCAAACGGTTCTAAGACAACGAAGATTGTTGGCGATAACTATACAATCGTCGAAAGTAATGATAAGGTATTCATCAAAGGCAATGCAGATGTTGTAATCTATGGCGCAAAGACAGTTAACATTGAGGGCGATTGCAATTTAACAGTTGACGGAACTATGAAAACAACTGTTCATGGTGATTATAACTTAGACGTTGCTGGTGCTATCAACATCAATTCTGGTCAAACATTCTTCCTCAAAAGCTCTGGGATCCGTCAAGAAGCATACCTCGATGGTATTAATCATTATGCTAGAGAGAACTATCATGTACAAGCTCGTAAGAATGTGAGTCTTCATGCTAACACTGGTACAATGAGTTTCTATTCATTAAGTACAATGCATCAAGAAACGGGCGCAACATATAACGTATTCGTTTCTGGTTCTAAAAACGAAAAGATTGGATCAAATTACGCTCAGCAAGTTTCTGGAACCACAAGTATTGATAGTATTGGTGCTTATAAGTGGCACTTGAGCAGTACATATAATAGAGAAATTGAAGGAGCGTCATATTTTAGGTTTGATGGAGACAGAAGTATTCACCTTGGTGCAGATACTTACTCCAGACACGATGCTGGTGTAGATTATATTTGTTCTACTGATCCCGTTCGGACAAGCACTAATGATTGTACAGATGTTCTAGGTCACACTCTTGGAAGTAATGGATCAGCTCATGTTGATCCAACTCCATCACTAAGAACTCTATTGGGCAATGCACCCGATTATCATTTCACAAAGAAAGTCAATCTAACAGTAGATCCCTATTCAATCTTTACGGATCCTGTTACAGATGATCCAGATACGCATGATAAGGAAGATTAATCATGACGCTTGAATCTGTAAAAGTACCTCAGTTGCCACTTGACAGTTTGATGGAAACATCATCTCAAGCTATAGAGCAGGCTTCTGCAACAGCTCAACAGATATTCACGCCTGATAAGATGCAGGCATTTAAAACTAATATGCAAGTTGCACTCGACAGCTTTGGAACAGACTTACCAACTGAATTACAAGGTTTGTCTTCTCAATTAGAACTGTCGAATAGTAAACTAGCTGACGTATTAGATGCCTCTGGATATACTGCTTTAGACATTGATAGTTTCGATTTCTCTATTGAGTCGTTGAGTGACATTTCAACTTCGATCACCTCTTTTGATAATATGGCAGCTGGTGGTTGTGACGTTCTACAAAATGCGTTAAGACAGATTACTGACCTCAGTGAGCTTTCGCTTGACGATATGGATATAGCTGGTGCTGCAGGTAATTTCATTGGAGGTATTGAAACAGATATTCAATCCCTTGTAAGTGGAGCTGCGCAGTCTGCAGCTAGTATTGCAGATGATCTAATTGGATCTGCTAATGATTTAGCAAGTGGTATTTCTTCTCAATTAACTTCCCTCTCTGAAATTAATCCAGGAGATGTGTTAAAGTCTCTTGAGGATAGCGCTGCTGGATTTTTGGGTTCTGTTGGTGGAGCATTAGACTCTCTAAAATCGGGTATTGAAAGTATTGATGTTGGCGATATGTTGAATATCACATCTGGATGTGCTGCAGCGACTAAGGCTAGTATTCAAACGCAAGCTAAGAATACCAAAAAGAATATTGATAAGCTCAAAGCGGATGCTACGACTGCAAACATTGACAAAGAGATTGCTGATCTTGCTGAGTCCTTTCAAACAGCGAAGGCATCGGAGGATGTATTTAAGATAACTGCAGGTAGTGTCAGTGAAGAAACGCTTGCTCATGTTCGTAACAGCCTGACAAAGACGGTAGAGATAGCAGAAGAATTTGCAAAGGATGAAAATATTCAGTCAGCCTTAGCGCAAACAGTTTCATCCGCTAAACAAATTGCTGAAAAGAATGCAGATGCAGATACCACTGCTTTGAACAATCTACACAAAACTCAAACTGTACAGGCAAACCAAAAAAGAGATGCGCAAATTGAAGCTGCTCTCTTACAGGCAAAAGATAAACTCAATAAAGTGCCAGAAATAATGGCTAAATTGGCAAATACAAGCAGGAAGAGATCTTTGGAACCAGCCCAAGCTGGCAGAGACATTGTTGAGAGAAAAGAGGTGCTGAAAGTAACATCAGCCGTTACTGTTATCAAACCAGCGCAGTTCAATCCAAGTAATTATAGATCGAGTACAGCAAGTAAATTGAATGAACTCAATCCAGCAGTTAGGTCATCCTTCGCTTCTGCTATTGAGAAGTTTATTGAGGATTACTATGCAAGTGGATTTGATATCCGTGTCACGTCCGGTTTGAGAACCTTAGACAAACAAAGAGCATTGTATAATAAACTAAAGCCTCAGGGTAAACCTGTAGCGTTTCCCGGGAATAGTTGGCACAACTATGGTATGGCTATTGACGTTCAAGTATTTAAAGATGGTTCGCCTCTAGCTCGTGACAATGCGGTTTATACGGGTATATTGAGACAGACGTTTGCACAGTTCAATCTAACAAACCCATTTGCTGGAGATAGAATTCATTTTCAACCTACACAAATTGCAACCAGTCCAAAAAATATTAGAGATAGTTTACTTGTAGCTGGTAGAGTTAACACTAAAGCTGTATCAGCTTTGGTTGGTTAATATAAATAAAATAAAGTATTAGGAGACATTAATGGCTCGTTCGCCGCTCACAGCAAGGGTGATTTACTCAGATATCTTTACGAATCTGGACACACATCCCGTGAATAAAGGTGTTCTGCGTAAGACGAACGTAGATGCTGTTAAGCAGTCTATTCGTAATATCCTTTTGACAGATAAGGGTGAGAGACCATTTCAACCAAACTTTGGTGGAAACATTAGAGCATTGCTTTTTGATAACGCAACGCCACAGACATTTGACTTTGCAAAACAAAATATCAGAGCAGCAATTGAATCTTATGAACCAAGAGCTGATGTTATGGATGTTGTTATAAGTGGTGAAATTGACCGTAACGAAATCTTTATCACAATCGTTTTCAGGGTAATAAATATAGAAAACCCTGTAACATTAGAAGTTGTCTTAGAAAGAGTAAGATAAATGGCAAGCACACCTATTGCACAGCTTGATTTTGATCAAATCAAGAATAATATTAAAACGTATTTGCAG